GTTTCTTATCAGATATTTTTAAAGGTGTGCCATCGTTGCAACAGACTGCGACTACGACCAGTACGCCTCGACCTAGCACAGGTTCACAACTTCTTGGACTAGGGATCGCGGGTCTTGGAGCAGTTGGCGCTGCAGGTGGTTTCCCTAATTTCTTTGGTGGATCTCCAGTAAGAGGAAGATAATGAGTATACTTAACAGACCAATGTTTAGAGTTCCAGGTATGGGTGGTAATCAACCTAGTGGCATCATGGCTTCCAGTCCAAATCTGATTAGAGCAAGTGTAGCAAATGCAAATCCATTATTGACAGGATCTGCCACAAATACTTTTAAAATACCCATGTATAAAGATCAAAAACCACCAGTGGGTGAATTAATATTTAATCCTACAACTTTTCCGAATGTTATTGATGAGAGTCAAAAAATAAATACTGGAGACATAGAGGGAACTGCTGTTGAAGAGGATAAAAAGAAACAACAAGAAAAATCTAACTTACAAAAACTAAAAGAAATTGCATTAAGAAGTAAGATTGCAAAAGGAGACACGATAGCTGATTCTTTTGATCCTAAAGTTGGTGCAGAGGCACAGACAAAAGTGCTTGACGATGCAGAGGAGGATTATTTTGGTGGAGATGTGCCTGTTACAGAGGCTCCTTTCACAAATGAGGGATCTGGTAAAGCAGACTTAAAACCAAATCCAAATGCTGGAACAACACCCGAACCAAATATTTTAAGTGGGTTTCAATCAAAACAAAAACAGTTGTCTGATAGGATGCAGACGGCAGTTGCTAATTTATCCACAGGCCTTGCAAGTGCAGAGGATATAAAACTGGGTGGTAAAACAGTTGTTCAGAATACAAACGCCTTAGTAGCAAAAATGCAAGAAAAAGGACAAGAACCTACACTTGCAGATGTACAAGATGATGCAATAAAATTATTAGGCTTTGACCCACGAGAACTAGAGGGTGAGTTTGAAGAAGATAGAAAAGCGTCTATATTTTTAAACATGATGAAAGCTGGTCTTGCTATCGCAGCTGGTGAAAGTGACAACGCCATAACAAATATAGCAAGAGGTTTTGGTGTAGGACTTCAAGGGTACGGAGAGGATGTAAATCTTCTTTCTAAGAACCTAAGAGAAGATAGACGAGAAGCACGGAACACTATGTATAATCTTTTAAAAGATGCTAAGTCAGAGGCTCTTGCAAAAAGAACTTTGGAACTACAACAGATGGAAGGTGTTGTAAATATTCAAAGACAACTTGTGGGAGATCAAAGAACTAAAGCACTGGATCAATTCAATAGACAGATTACAGAATTAAAGTTTAGCTCGGATTTATTAGGTGCAGCTGCTGATATGCAGTTTAAAGAAAAGCAATTAGAAGTTACGAAAGATAATGTAGAAAAAACATTTAGAGCAGCTATCTTAAGATCACAACCAGAAATCATCTCTTTGTTAAAAGCAAAGGGTGATATGAAATTAAAAGAAGGTATTACAAAAGAAATACCTTTTGGAGAAGAGGGTTATTTAGATCAATATGAACTATCACCAAAAGGTCAAAAAGCCATCGAAGATTATCTTAAAGAATTGAAAAAAGGTGGCAAAGGTAGTTTAAATGTTGGAAGTGAGTTCAATGTAAAAAGAACAAACATTGCTACAACTGGACAGGTTAGCATAGTTCCAAAACCTCCAGGTTTTGGTGACGCTAACGATGATATTAAAGAATCTTATGGTATAGCTGGTGAACAGTTGATGGAAGATTTAGGTAGTTTATCAGATCCTATTGAGCGATTTAACAGAATTGTTGAATTTGTAAGAAGTCAGAAGAGAAACTTTCCAGGTATAACCATACCAGAAAATTCACTGTCTGGAGATGTTAAGAAATATTTACAAGGCAGTAAAAGTGGTGGTGGCACAAACCAAGATGATTATGCAGATGTTCTAGAACTAAGCACTGGTGGTTAAATGCCTAGTTATGTAGTAAATGGTAAAACTTATTTTATCAAAGAAGATCTTACGCAAGAAGAAGCAGAGGCTTTTATCAAAACTCGCTTTGGTTCTTCAGGCGATCAAGCCACTGCACAAGAAGGAACAAGTAATTATCTAGATCCAGAAGATGAAGGAACCCTACAAGAAATAGCAGAGGGTGTAGGATCTGGATTAATAGCCATACCACAAGGTATAGCAGAAACTGTAACAAGTATTATAGATCTTGGTGCAGGCACTAATTACACAGATGCTGTAGTTAGAGGTTTCAATAAAATGAGAGACGATCTTGGTATCGATCCAGCGGGAGCCGCTGGTAAGATAACAGAAGGTCTTATTCAGTTTGGTGTTCCAGGTCTTGGAGCCGCGGCTGCCGTATCAAAGTTTAGTAAACTTGGTAAGTTGGCACGAGGTACACGAGGCATGAAACCCGATGCTGGGTCTTTAAAAACCATGAAGATCACAAAGCAACCTCTTGACATGAAAGATTTAACTAAAAGTCAAAAACTAGGACTAGCGGCACAACAAATGGCGGCGGCAGGTGCCGCAGATGCAGTTGTAGCCACAGATGGCACACAATCTTTGGGTGATTTTTTTGAAGGTGGCTACGGTCCTTTTTTTCAAACTGAAGATCTTATAGGATTAGAAGGCAGAGAAAGAGCCGCAGCTAGAATATACAATAAAGTTATGGCTCATGGTCTTTCTGGGTCACTTCTTGCTGGTGCTTTACCACCAGTGATTGGTGCTGGTCTTAGCACTTCTGCAAAAATAGGAGCTAGAGCGGGAAGAGAAGTTGGTCTTGCAGTGCCAGGCGCAGCGATTGGTGCTGGTGCAGCTACAGTTGATGAACTGGCTCAAGGCAAAGATGTAGAAGATATAGATTTTGGAAAGGTGGCAACTGGTGCAGCGTATGGTGCAGGTATCGGTGCAGGTGCTGGAGTAAGTTCAAGAGTGTTGAGAGCTGGATCCAAAAAAGCCGCTGAAGCTATTGCAAAACAAGAAGAAAGATTTTTAAAAGGTGAGTCCTCTGATCCAGGCCTTATTAATACATTAGACAGAGCTGTTGCTAGAACTTTATCTGCCTTCAGATATAGATCGTTCTTGCCAGGTGACGTAGCAAGAGTAAAGTCTCTAGTTAATCCAGCTATAGAAGGTGATATCAAAAAAGCAGAGAAAGCATTAAAAGAAGTTGATAGACAAATCGCAGAGGTTCTAAGTCCAAGTAACAAAGAATTTTCAGAATACAGAAGACTGCCAGATTTTACAAAACAAAAACTTATAAACAACTTCATGGATGTCCTTGAAGGAGCAACAGAAAAAGATTTAGAAATACCTAAAGCATTGTTTGACAAATTTCTAAAAGCAAAAAATATTATTGACGATTTATCAGAAAGAGTTATAGATACTGGCGCTGCTAAAAGTTTACCAGAAGTGTCAACTAGTGGTCTGATGTCTAGAAGACAATTTGTAGAACAAGTCAAAAATAACATAGAAAACGGTGGTTATCTTTCTAGACAATATCAGTTATTCAACGATGATAATTTTAAATTAGCACCCGACATGAGAGAGGCTCTTGTAGATCAGATTGTAGATGGTAAAGCAGTAGACATAAAACATGTTCAAAAATTTTTAAAAGATGAACCAGAAACTTTTAGAATTTCCGATGAGTTTGTAGACACATTTAGATCGTTACAGAGAGAAGGTCCAGAAGGTGTCGGTCAGTTTGCGTTAACAAGACTACAAGCAGAACGATATATAGATAATGTTACAAAATATTACAAAAGTTTAAAACACAGTTCTGGTGGAGCATACGGCACAGCAGCTAGAACTGTTCCGACTGTCAGACTTAATCCAGCAGTTCTGAATAAATCAAAAGTTGATAATGAAATTATTAGATCCATACTTGGTGAAGTTAGAAATCCAAAAGAAGCATACATGCACACCGTGGGAGAGCTCTCTAACTTTGTAGCGGCAGACGCTTTCTATTCTTCTTTTAAAAGAACCGCAGACAATATAATTAGAAACACAGATCCTAGAGCAGATAAACCTTTATTTATAAACACAAACGATTTAGTTAGAGAAAGAATTGCACAAATAAATCAAACAAGAGCACCACAAGAACAAATAACATCTCTTCGTGACTTACCATCAGCAGAAAGAGATGCTGTTTTAAAAGATGTCATGGAAAGTGTGCAAAGAAGAGGTGGCAGAGGACTGGAGTATGTCATTCTTGGCAGAGATTCCGTGTCTGGTTTTGATCCAGAGGGTCTCGCTGCACGAAGTGTGTTTGGTGAGATGTATGGATATGCCATACCAAAACCCATGTACGAAGCTATGAGTAATGTTATTAACGAAAGAACAAGTGTCATGGGAGATATAGCAAGAGGACTTTACTATCCTATGGTCAAGTTAAAAGGTATCTCTCAATACGCAAAAACAATTTTATCTCCAATCACACAAGTAAGAAACGTAACATCAGCTTCTTTGTTTGCTCTTGCACAAGGTAATGTGGGAAAGAACGCTAGTCTTTTTGAATCAGTAGATTTAGTTCTAAGAGATTTAATTGATAAAGAACTTAAATTAAAAGGCACTGGTAAAGTGTCAAAGTTTGCCAACGATAGATTTGACTTTTCCTTAAATGATGAGGTTTTAGATTTTTTAGTAGATCTACAGAACAGAGGTGTTATCGGTAGTTCGGCTCAACTCCGAGAGATACAAGCCAACTTACGTCAAGGATTAGGGTATAGAGGCACAGGGATCACGGGTCTTCCAGCGCAAAGAACTGGTGTAGCAGATGAAGTGGGTGTTTCTGATTTTGATATTGCTTTAGGTGTCAGACCACAAGCAGTAGAAGACTCTGTGGCTAGACAACAATCTATAATAGAAACTCCTCCAGATGGTAAAGGACTGCAAGGTATGTCAAAGACTGCTCTAAAAGGCAGTATGAATATGACAAGGAGATTCTTAGACACGGCAGAAGGTCTCTATAAAGGTGGTGATGATATTTGGAAGATATACAACTATGCTTTTGAATTACAAAAATTAAGAAATTCAATAGCAAAAATAGGGACTGATTTTGCAGATAATCCTACTTTAAGAAGACAACAACTATCTGCATTTGCTAGACACATAGGAAAACAAAAAGGCGAAGGACTAGATGAAGCGTTAAGAAGAGCTGCGGCAGATACTGTTCGTAACACAGTTCCAAACTATGAGCTTGTTCCAGATGTTATAAAAGGGTTAAGAGGTGTGCCTCTTGGTAACTTTATTGCCTTCCCCGCAGAAATATTAAGAACTGGTTTTAATACTCTTGACACTGCTGCAAAAGAATTAGAGAGTCCAGTTCAAGCTATCAGAGAGATAGGAATGAAAAGATTGATGGGTGGTGTGACTGCCTTTGGTCTTGTGGGTGATACTTTACAAAGGTTTGCACAAAACTTAACAGATACTAGTGACGAAGAACTACAGTCAATAAACAGACTAGCTGCTAGTTGGCAGAGAAACTCACAACTAATACCAGTTGGCAAGGACGATAACGGTAATCCTGAATTTATAGATTTCAGTCACACTAACCCATACGATTTATTATCAAGAGGGTTTAGAACTGTATTAAACACATACAGAGAAACAGAAAGACAAAGTGTGCCTTTAGGAGAACAAGTCAGAAAAATAGGATTTGAAACTTTGTCTGAATATTTTACTCCATTTATAGATTACTCTATGGTTTTCTCTGCTTTACAAGACGTAGCACCTGTAGCAGGTGGTGGTCGTGGTGGTAGAACTAGGTCTGGTGCAAAGGTTTATAGAGAACAAGACTCTTCTGGTGTTGCTTTTGAAAAGTCTATGTTACACATGTTTAATACTTTGATTCCAGGCATGGTTCCAGTAAGGATACCAGTTGGAGCAGATCTTGGTATTGCAGGTGGTAACTTTCCAGAGGGTGTAAAATCAATAGAAAAGTCTAGATTTTTAAGAGGTGTCTTTTCTCCAGAAGGTGAAATGGAGCCAACGACTGGTAAAACTTATCAACAAGGAGCAGAACTATTCAGAGCTTTTACTGGTTTAAATACACAAACATTAGATCTAAAAAGACTAGGAGAGTTCAGAGCACAAGAATTTAAACAAAATAGATCTGGAACTGCTACACTTTTTAACGAAGTTTTGAGACTTCAAGATGCAAGTCCAGAACAAATCATTACTGCTTACAGAAGAGCAGATGATGCTAGACTAAAAACTTTTAGGAAGTATGCGTCAGAGTTAGATGATTTAGCAACACTTGGTTTAACAAGACCAGAAATAAGAAGAATAATGAAAAACTCACAATTAGGAGAAGAAGAAACAAGATCTTTGTTGAACGATAGATATGTGCCGTTCAAACCAAGTAAAGAAAAAATAAGAGATGCAAGAAAGAAAAATATTTATGTTCCGATTGGTGACATAAATTCTTTACGAGCATTAAGAAGAGGAATGTCATTGAGAAAAGAACCAGATTCAGATGAACTTGGTATACCTGAATTATTCGGACTAGGAAATCAAAGAGCAGTCAATCCTGAACTGCCTTCTAATGTTAATGTAACACCAGCACCAACAACGCCTGTTAATAACATACCAGCTATCGCTCCGATACAAACTACAAACGTAGGCACAAGTCCACTAACCAGAACCAATCCTTCTTTTCTAGGATCAAGTCCAGACGACATTCTTAAAAATTTAGATATAGCTAGGAGAACTGGATGAGTAGGTTGTCACCACATTTTACGATAACAGAGTTTGTTAAATCACAAACGGCAGAAAGAAAAGGCATTGAAAACATGCCTGGAGATAAACATGTAGTTGCTATGATGGAATTATGTAAAAATGTTCTTGAGCCTATTCGTGAACACTTTGGTAAACCAATCATGATTAACTCTGGATATCGCAGCGCAGCGTTATGTCGAGCCATAGGATCAAAATCCACCAGTCAACACTGCAAAGGTCAGGCCGCTGATATAGAAATACCAGGCGTTGCTAATGCAGAACTGGCACAGTACATAGCAAACGAAATAGATTTCGATCAGTTAATATTAGAGTGTTATGACAGAGCCAAGGGTCCAAGCTCTGGTTGGGTGCATGTATCCTATGTTGGAGATGCGAACAGAAAAGAGATCCTTACATACGATAGAGTTAACGGTTACAGATTGGGGTTGATTTATACATAGATGTCTACGTTAGTTGTTAATTTACCCTCAGTTGATGTTTGGGTTAGAAAAGAATATTTAAGAGACGGTGAAGATGGTCACGGAGAGTTTGTAAAAGGTGTCTGGGTTACAGCAAAGTCTATTCCAGGTAGAGCTTTCTATTTTGAAACTTATCTGCCTGACTACGGTGCTCTTTACGATAAACTACCTATTAGTGCTTTTACTTCTGAACCACAAACCCCGACTCCAGATATGGACCTTTATAATCTCCAGTTTTGGAATTGCATGGACTATGGGGTGGTGGCTGTTAGCAAACAATTTATAGGATCCATGGACTTTGAAGTATACACTAGAGACCATGGCATCCTAAAAGGATCTTATGTATGCACTCTTGATAATTATCACGA